CTCGAAAATTCAATAATGTTAGAAAGTGAAGGTTAGCAAGGCGTGGGACTACGCGGCAGATTAGGCGGCTCGGCGCAACTGGCGTGGGATGTAGCGGAATCAGCGCGGCCAAAGAGCAAAGTAATTCCGTGGGAAAAACCCGGTCTTTCACGGCCCGAAAGAGTGGCGGCATTTGTGCAGTGGTTGCCGGTGACTAAGGGCCCGTTGGCTGGGCAGCAAATGCGATTGCTGCCGGGTCAGCGGGAGTTCATCGAGGAGATCTACGGTAATTTGGATCGGCGCAGACGACGCAAGCGCCGCATTGGCGTGAAGTCTGAGCCAAAGGGGAATGGGAAGACGGGGCTGATTGCCGGTCTCTGCCTTTGCCATCTGGTTGGTCCCGAGGCAGAACCCCGGGGCGAAATCTATTCGGCGGCGATCGACCGGCAGATGGCGGCGCTGATCTTCGCCGAGATGGAGGCAATCATCTACGCGGTGCCGGAATTTACCGAGGTCTGCAACATCATTCGTTTCAACAAAAAGATTGAAGTACAAACCGGCCCCGGCCGCGGCTCGATCTACGAAGCCTTGTCGGCGGATGCCCGCCGGGCACACGGGTTGTCGCCGACCTTGTTCTGCTACGACGAACTGGCGCAGGCGAAGGACCGGGTATTGCTCGACAACCTCGTAAACGGCTTGGGCAAGCGCAAGGAAGCGCTGGGGCTGATTATTTCGACGCAGGCACCGGACGACACGCACCCGCTCAGCCAATTGATCGACGAGGGGCTGCGCGGCGACGATCCGAGCCTCTATGTGCAATTGACGGCGGCGCCGGCGGAGGCCGACCCATTTGCCGAGGCGACGTGGAAGGCATGCAACCCGGCGCTCGGCAAGTTTCTCAGCCTCGACGAAATGCGCACCGCGGCTGACCGGGCGCGGCGCATCCCGGCATTCGAAGCGAGTTTTCGTAATCTGCGGCTGAACCAGCGGATCGATGCGCGCGAGGACGAACGCCTGGCGACGCAAGCGGTATGGCGGCTCGGCGTGATGCCGGTTGACCGGGCGGCGTTGGCCGGGCGGGAGTGCTATGCGGCGCTCGATCTGTCCGGCAAGCACGATCTGACGGCGCTGGTATTGGTGTTTCCCGACGACGAGCCGGAACCGTCATTCGACGTTGTGCCGTTCTTCTGGACGCCGCAAGAAGCGATGGCGGCACGGCAGCAGCGCGAGCGCGAGCGGTTCCAGAATTACATCGCCCGCGGTCACATGGTGGCGGTGCCGGGGCCAACGGTGCGGTTCTCGTATGTGGCGCAGGCGCTCGTCGAGTTGGCCGCCGAGTTTGATATCAGGACGCTCGGGTATGATCGCTGGCGGATCGATGATTTTCGCGAAGACCTGCGCGACATCGATGCGAACTTCGCGGTGCCGCTAGAGCCGTTCGGGCAGGGCTACAAGGAGATGTCGCCGGCCATTGATTGGTTCAGCGAATTGGCGCTGACCGGGCGGTTGCGGCACGGCGGGCATCCGGTGTTGGCGGCCTGCGTGGCGGGCTCGGTCATCGTGAACGACCCGGCCGGCAACCAGAAAATCGACAAGGAGCGCAGCCACAACCGCGGCCCGGTGCGGGTCGACGGCGCGGTGGCGCTGGTGATGGCGCTGGAATTGGCGAAACGGGCGGTGAACCAGCCGGCCGATGTTCACGCGATGATTGGCTGATGCGACGGTTACGGCCGCCGTTGCGTCCAGGGCTTCACGGGGCAGCCGTATATTTCTGCTTGGATTTGATACTGGCCCAGGAGAGGGGGCGGCGTCGGGTTATGTTCGATGCTGTGGCAGACGTCGGCAATGTACTGCCTGTTGTCGTTGCAAGCAGACAGCACCAAAGCGACCGTCACTGCGGTTGCCGCGAACCTACTCGTAATCACTGGTTCAACTCCCGTTGCAAAAGTTCGATCACTGGCGGCACCCACCGCGGCACCGCATGCGTGCCGGCGATCCACCGGCTAACCATGGTTTCGTGTTGGCCGAAGCGACGGGCGAATTGGCGCTGAGACATATCCAGCGCGGTCAATGCTTCGTGCAGCTCGGCGCCGGTCATTAGAGCGTAAAGACCTGCGCGCCATCCTCGAAGATCGCGACGTAAAAGCCGTTCTCGTTGGCAACCACTTGGTAGTCAGTGTCGGGGTCGTCGGCGAGGAGATCGGCGGCCAGCGCGGCTGCGGCGACCTCGGTCGGGTAAGTCGTGACGGTCTGCGAGAGGATGGTAAGCATTTCGTCGTGTCCCTGTCTGATGAACATAACTTAGCGGCACGCTAAGTAAATGTCAATCGGAAAGTTAGCTCTCAGCTAAAATAAATTCGGATCGGTAATGGCAATGCATCGCCGCGAGGCGGCCGGCAGCAAGCGTGCCGGCGAGCTTACGTTTGTGCTCTCGGACGCGACGCGCGACCGGATGGGCGACATCATCGAGCCGGGCGGCTGGGATTTGGCGTGGTTCAAGAAGGCCCCGATCGCCTTGTTTAATCACAACTCCGACTTTCCGATCGGCAACTGGCGCGACATCCGCATCGAGGACGATCGCCTCGTCGCCGATCTGGAACCCGCCGAGCCGGGCACCAGCGCACGCATTGACGAGATCGTGTCACTGATCGAGCAGGACGTGTTGCGGGGCACCAGCGTCGGCTTCCGCCCGCTCAAGAGCGAACCGCTCGACCCGGAGCGCCCCAGCCGCGGCACCCGCTTTCTCGAAACCGAATTATTGGAGGCATCGGTTGTCTCGGTGCCGGCCAACCCGGCCGCGCTCCACATCGCACGGTCGATGCACATTAGCGAAGACACCATCCGCCTGGCGTTCGGGGAGCTACCCGCACAGACGCCCGGCGGGACCAGACGCGGCGAGCTTGCCGATCCGCATCAGCGCACCGCTCCGCGGGCGCCGCCAAGGCACACCGTCATGGAACACCCGACCATTGCCAAGCAGATCGAAGACCGTCAGTCGCGGCTCAACGCGGCAAAGGATCAACTGTCCGAGCACACCCGCGATCCCGAGCACGACGTCGAGATCGCCAACGGGCTTATTGCCGAGATTGACCAGCACGAGGCGCGGCTTGCTTCGCTGAAAGAGAGCGAACGGCGTCTCGGTCTGCGCACCGTGCAGCAGGAAGTGCTGCCGCCGTTGATGGGCCACAATGGCGGTCCGCCGTTGGCGGCGCCGGCCATCAACCGCCGGCCGTTGGGTATCCCGCACAAGGAACTGACGCCGGCCGATTTGTACCTGCGCCATTGCGCGGCGCGCGTTCACGCCTACTGCAAGAACGTGCCTGTAGAGGTAGCGCTGGCGCAGCGTTACGGAGACCATGAGCCGACCGCGGTCGTCACCCGCGCTGCCATTGCCGGCGCGACGACGACGACAGCCGGCTGGGCGTCGGAACTGGTGCAGACGGCGCAGGGGGATTTCGTCAATTCGTTGTTGCCCAATCAGGTCTTCCCGCCACTGGCGGCGATGGGCGTCTCGTTGACCTTCGGGCCGAACGGCGGCGCCATCAAAATCCCGAGCCGCACTGCCACACCGTCGATTGGTGGCAGCTTCGTGGCAGAGGCGGCGCCTATTCCGGTCCGCAGGCTGGGGACCACGAGCATCACGCTCTATCCGCACAAGGTGGGCGGCATCAGCGTGATGAGCCGAGAGATTGCGGCCTACAGCAACCCCGACCTCGAAACCATCATTCGCGATGCCATCGTCGCCGACACGCAGATCAACATCGACGCGTTGCTCATGGACAATGCCGCGGTATCGACCACGCGGCCGGCGGGGTTGACCAACGGCGTCTCGACACTGACTGCGACGGCCGGCGGCGGCTATGCGGCCTTTTTGGGCGACCTCGGGAAACTCAGTGCGCCCTTCTACGCGGCCAACGCCGGCCGCAAGCTGGCGCTGATCATGTCGCCCGTACAACAGCAGCAATTGCTGTTCGCGGTGGGACCGAGCGGGCAGCCGTTTGGATGGTCGGCGCAGTTCACCAGCATGTTCACCGTCATCGCCTCGACCAGCATCACCGCCGGCGCGGTGTACATGGTCGATGCCGCGGATTTCGTGAGCGTCTCGGGCGCGCCGGAGTTCGACGTGTCGGAGGTGGCAACGATCCACATGGAGGACACAACTCCGCTGCAGATCGCGACCGGCGCACAGGGATCAGGTGTCTTGGCAACCCCGACGCAAAGCATGTTTCAAACCGCCCAGATTGCCATTCGCATGATCGCCAACGTGAACTGGGCGATGCGCAGGAGCGGCATGGTGCAGTTCATCGGCTCTGGTGTTTCGTGGGCATAGCACCTTCGGCGGGGCTTCGGCCCCGCGACTTCCGCGGCATTTGAGGCGTCAATGGAAACTTACCGATTCCGCGAAGGCGAGCCCGAGCCCGAAGGCTGGCCGCATCCAACGCAATCGCGAGCCGACTTCATCAAGGCGAGGGCTCACGGCGCCACCGCTGACGACGTGGACCCGTTGGCGCCGCCGCAGAATAAGGATGTGCCGTATGTCGGCGGCACGGCCACGGTCGGCGGCACGCTCAATTGCACGATGGGCAACTGGACCGGCGAGCCGACCGGGTACGCCTATCGGTGGCAAAGCGACGGGGCCGATGTCGGGACCGGCAGTGCCGACTACGTGGTGGCGGCAACCGACGCCGGCCACGTCGTCGTTTGCATCGTGACGGCGACTAACGCCCATGGGTCGACCGCGGCGCCGCCGTCGAATGCCGTGACGATCCCGTGATTCCGAGGAGAACGACGATGGCACAGAGCAACCCCGGCCAGACGCCAACGCCCGAGCCAGCACCGCCGCCGCAGCCGCGGCCCGCTCCGGCGCCGGGCGAGGCGCCGCGACCGCCGAACCAGCCGCCGCCAGCGCCCACCCCAACCGATGCCGAGCTGAAGGCGCGGACTGACAAGGAAATCGCCGAGCGGATGTCGTCGCCGCCACCGCCGCCAACCCCGACGCAAGAAGAGGCCGACGCGATCCGCGAAGGCCGCTACGACGCGACGGCGGCGGAAGGACAGCGGGTCAAAAAGGCAATGGAACCGACGCCATCCGCCAGCGGGTACACCACCCGCTAGATGGCCTGGTTAAGCACCTTGCTGCCGTCCTGGCTTACCAGGGCGGCGGCGCCGCTGGAAGGCCAATACCGGCCTGGACCGTATTTGCTGTCCAATGGCTGGCTGCCGGCCGGCACGCCGTGGAATTACTGGCAACTCGGCCAGAATGTGCGGCCGTATGATGGCTGCTCGGCGATGGTCGAGGCGTGCGTCAGAGCCTATTCGCAAACCACGGCATCGCTGCCGGGCGCGCACTGGCGGGCCTTGCCGGATGGCGGCCGGGAACAGGTCACCAATTCGGCGCTCGCCCGTATATTGCGCGACCCGAACGACTACTCCTCGATTTCGGATGTCGTGCTCAACCTGATCCGGCGGCTCTATGCGACCGGCAACGCCTATGCGTTGGCATTGCGCAACGACCGCGGCGAAATTGATTCCTTGCACCTGATGGACAAGGGCACGCCGGGATTTTCCGACCAGCCCGGCGGCGGCGTGTTCTATCAACTCACCGCCAACGCCGACCTCGACGGCTATCTGCGCGCCCGCGGCGTCAATCTCGGTGAAGCGCAGCCGGCCCGCAATGTGCTGCACCTTCGCCTGCACACCCCGACGCACCCGCTGATCGGGGTCTCGCCGATCATGGCCGCGGCACTCGACCTGGCGCTAACCGGCGCGGCGTTGTCGCAACAAGCGCAGCACTACCTCAATTCAGCGACGCCAAGATTTATCTTGGAAACCGACGAGAAGCTCGCGCCCGGCAAGGCCACCGAGCTGGCCGACGATTTTCAAGCCAAGACAACCGGCGTCAATGCCGGCCGCAGTCCCGTCGTCGGATGGGGATTGAAGGCTCGTGCGGTCACCACCTCGGCTGAAGATGGCAAACTGGCCGAACTCCTCAACTACAACAACGAGAACATCGCGCTCGTGTTTGGCATACCGCTGCCGATCCTCGGGCTCAACACGCAGGCCGCAAGCTCGACCGAGTCGCTGTATTCGTCGTGGCTGGCGAGTGGGCTCGGGTTCTGCCTCAACCATTTCGAGGAAGCGGTCGGGCTGTTCTTCGGATTGCGCGGCCCGCCCTTCGAGTGGCTTGAAATGGACACTCGGGCGTTGTTGCGCTCGGCCTTCAAGGAGCAGATGGAGGGTCTTCAGCTCGGCGTCATCGGCGGCATCTACAGCCCCGACGAAGCACGCGCGCTGGTCGACCTCGGCCGCGTGCCGGGCGGCCACGGCGCCTCGCCGCGCGTGCAGCAACAGGTCGTGCCGCTCAGCTACGGCTCGGCGTTGCAGCCGCCGACACCGGCCCCGGCGGCGCCGCCGACGCCACCCGCAAACGACCCGCCGCCGGATAATGCCGACACCGCCGCAGATGCAGAACGGGCACTCCACAGCTACCGTGCCGCCCGCGCCGCTTGAGATCCTGGCGGCCGAACTCGGCGCCGATGTCACGCGCATCGAGCGCGAGTTGCGGCTCGAACTTGCCGCAGCCAGAGCCGACGTTAATGCGGCAATCGCCGAATTGCGGGCCGCCCGCGCCGAGGCCGAAATCCGCGAACGCGCCGCCCTACAGCAACTCGCGGAGCAGGCCGCGCTGCTGGCGGCGTCTCCCGGCCCGCCTGGGCCGCCAGGGGAGCGGGGAGAGCCGGGGGAGGCTATCCCAGGCCCACCCGGCGACAAGGGCGATCCTGGGGCTCCTGGCGCCGCCGGAGAACCCGGTCCACCGGGGCCGCCGGGCGAGCGCGGCGACGCAGGGCCGATCGGAACCCTGCCGCCGGTCGTGCCGTGGAGCGACCGGGTGCATTACGCCGGCGCCGTGGTGGCGCATGGCGGCGCGAGTTGGCAGGCAGTCCGCGATACCGGGCGGCCGCCGCCGGGCGAGGATTGGCAATTACTGGCGGCTGCCGGCCGCGATGGCCGTTCTCTCGCGTTTAGAGGCGCCTGGAAGGGGGGGAAAGATTATGGTCACTTGGACGTCGTCGCACATGACGGCGGCTCCTGGGTGGCTCTACAGGACGCGCCAGGGGCATGTCCCGGCGACGGTTGGCAATTGCTCGCCTCCCGCGGCAAAGCCGGCCCGCCCGGCGCCAGGGGAGAACCCGGCGAGCGCGGCTATCCCGGACCGGCCGCGCCGGCCCCGCAAAGCCTCGCGGTTGACGACGCCGGGATTCTGACGCTGACGCTGGCCGATGGCTCGACCCTGACCGCGGACTTCTATCCGCTGCTGGTGCGCGCCTGATGCTGACCGCAATTCGCACCGCCGCGCCGACCGTCTCGCCGATCACGCTGGAGGAAGTGCGCGCACATCTGCGCATCGACCACACCGACGAAGACCCGACACTGCAACTCTACATCGACGCCGCCACCGGTTACCTCGAAGGCCCGAACGGCATCCTCGACCGCGCGCTGGTGACGCAATCCTGGCAGCAGGACTATCCGGCCTTTACCGACCCGATCCTCTTGCCGCTCGGCTTACAGCCCGTGCAGTCGGTGACGAGCATCAACTACTACGATGAGGCCGGCGCCACGCAGCTCCTCTCGGACACGCTCTATCGTCTCGTCGCGAACGCCGCAGGCGGCCCCGTCATCGAGCGCGCCACCGACGCCGCCTGGCCCGCCACCGCAGTGCGCGACGACGCCGTGGCCGTGGTCTTCGTGGCCGGCGTGGAACCGCTCGCGGTGCCGGCGCCGATCCGCCAGGCAATGCTGCTCTTGGTCGGGCATTGGTATGCGATGCGCGAGACAGCCGCTACCGGCAGTTATGCCGAGGTGCCTTACGCCGTGACCGCGCTCCTCATCAACCACGCTCGGATCGGCTTCGGATGATCGCCGGGCCGCTCGACCGCCGCGTCACCATCGAGCGATGGGGCGCGAAGACGAACGAGTTCGGCGAGGACATCGTGGAGTGGCTGCACGTCGCCACGGTGTGGGCGTCGGCCGAAGACATTCGCGACAGCGAGCGTTACCGGGCGCAGCAGGTCGGCTCTGATGTCACCACCCGCTTCCGGGTGCGCTGGCGGTATTCGATCGAACAGTTGAATCCGAAGGACCGGATCATCGCTGGCGGGCGGTATTACAACGTGACTGCGGTCAAGCAGATCGGCCGTCGCGAGGGGCTCGAAATCACCGCAGCGGCCCGCTCCGACTGATGCAGGCCGCGGTCAAGATCGAAGGGCTGAAAGGGCTGAAGGAGGCGCTCGAAAAGCTGCCTCGCGCCACCAGCCGCAATGTGCAGCGGCGGGTGCTGCTGCGGCGGGCGCAGCCCATCGTTGACGCAGCGAAATCGCTTGCCCCTGTCCGCACCGCCAAATTGCAACAAAGCATTATCGCCACCACCAAGCGCCCGCGCGGGCAGAAGACCGCGGCAGCCCAGGCGTTCGGCGAGGTTATCGGGAGGGGCGGGTCAAAGGCCGCAGCGCGTGCCGCCGCCAAGGAAGCCGGAAGCTCTCTTGTCGCCGTCTTTATCGGCCCCGGCAGGTTGGCCCAAGCGGGGCAGCAAGAGTTCGGCAACAAAAACCACCCGCCGCATCCGTACCTTCGCCCCGCTTGGGACCAGCACCAACGCAGCGTGCTCGACGGTATCGCCGACGATATGTGGGCGGAGATCAACAAAGCAGCCGCCAGGCTTGCCAAGAAGGCCGCACGCGCGAAATGAAAGAGCAGCTTCGGGTGCGGCTCCTGGCCGATCCGGATGTGGCCGCGCTGGTGGAAAGCCGCATCTCGTGGGGCAGTCGGCCCCGCATGGACTGCCTGCCCGCGGTTTGCCTGCACCTGATCTCGGGCGTGCGCCAGTACCATCTCGGCGGCTCGTCCGACCTGGTTCAATCGCGAGTACAGGCGGATTGTTGGGCTCAGACCTACGCCGCCGCAACGCAAGTCTCGCGCGCCGTCATCGCCGAGCTCTCGGGGCTGCGCGACGCGGCTATGCGGGTGCAGGGCGCCTTTGTCGCCGACGAACGCGACCTGCCCGACGAAGGCACCGCCGCCGACGAAATTCTCTACCGCGTGAGCCTCGATTTTATGATCTGGCACGAAGGAGTGTAAGCGATGGCTACGCAAGCCACGATTGGCTATGGCAGCATTTTCGCCAGCGGCGACGGCGGCTCGCCCGAGGTTTTTACCCCGTTTGCGGAAGTAGTGAGCATTACCCCGCCGCAGCTAGTACGCGACACGGTGGATGCGACCCACATGGCGAGCCCGCAGAAATGGCGCGAGTTCATTCCGGGGCTGAAGGACGGCGGGGAGGTGTCGTTGGAGATGAATTTCATCCCCGGCAATTCCGATTGGGACCGGCTGTTC